GATGTTCAGTTCAAGCGCCTGATAACCTTGCGCGCTGGTATACCGGGCGCGTTAGGAATCGAGATTACCGGACTGCGCATCAAGTTCAAGGTCGTGAAAGACGATACACCTAATCCTAACTTAGCTGAAATCGAAGTTTATAACCTTAACACCACTTCTGCGGCTGTCTTACAGACTGCGGGTATCGTCGTTCAATTGTTTGTTGGATATGGTGACTTGTTAAACTTGCTTTTCGTAGGCGACGTGACAAGGGCGGTAACAACGTACGAAGGCGCAAACACACTAACCAAGATAACTTGTGGGGATTCTTCTGCGCAACTGTCCGGCGCTAAAGTGAACACTTCAATTAAGGGTAAAACAACTGCGGGCGGCGCGTTGAGCGCGGTGTTAAAAGGAATCGTTGATGATCCCGCGTCGCTTATAAGTTTGCTAGACCCTGCGGAAACGGGCAAAGAACTTCCTGCTGGGTTCAGCGCAAGCGGGCCTTTAAAGCAAGTGTTGCGCGGGTTGGCGCGAACAAGAATGTTCGACTGGACTTATATAGACGGTAAGCTAGTAATCCTTAAACCCGGTTCCGCGACTGCGGAACCCGCAGTTGTGATAAACGAGAAGACAGGACTAATCGGGTCGCCTGCTAAAAAGCAGATTGGCGACAAAGAAACCGCCCTTGCCGGAGTAGGCATCAAGGTACTATGCAATCCGGGTATACGCCCGCGAAGGATAATAGCGCTTTCATCCCGCGAATACGCGGGATGGTATATGACGCGCAAAGTCGAACATTCAGGCGACAACTATTCTGCTGAATTTTTCTCGATAGTAGACGCAACGGAAATAAAGGTTTAACATGACAGACATTCCTAACGCTAGAGAGACGATAGACAAAGCAATCAACGCGAACGTTGCGGGAATCCGCACAACGTTCTTAGCGGAAGTAACCGCGTATGCCGTTAACGCTAATAACATTCCGCTAGTCGATGTCCGCCCTATTGTCCACGGTAGAGACAATAAGAGTGTCACATACGGGCGCGCCGTCCTGACAGAAATACCGTACTACCCGCCTTCTGCGGGCGCATTCATCATCTTTGCACCACTTGCGATAGGCGATATTGTCGAGTGTTGCGCGTTTGAAAGGTCAAGTGTCGAATACGTTATCAACGGGTCAACTGACTACGCGGCAGGCGACCCGCGCAGACATAGTTACGCGGATGCGTATGTTCGTGGAAAAGTACGTTCGCGCGCAGATGCGCTTGCGTCGAATGTATCTAGCGCTGGTTCAGCGGATTTAGTCATAGGCTTTGCAGATGGTTCAAGCCGCATCGCAATTAAAGCAAGTGGCGAGATTATCGTAAACGGAACGCAAGTGCGCTTAGGTAGTGATACAGCGGCATCCGCAGTCGCGTTGAATCCCGAAGTCTTAGCGCAGTTGCAGGCGTTGTCAGGCGCTATTACGGGCCTTCTGGTTTGGTACAATGCAGGCGTCGCATCAGCGGTGTTAGCGGGCGTTCCCGTTCCCGCTATGTTCAAGCCCTTAGACATTCCCGCAAGCCCATACACGCCCGCGTTAGTAGGCGCAACGAAGGTTAAAGCAATATGATAGACCTTGACTTATTAGATGGTGACATCGCGCTTGTTCATGGTGACATCGCGCTTGTTACCGGACCGGACGAAATAAGACAACGTGTCTTATTGCGGCTTAGACGACAATTAGGCGAATGGGCTTATGACACTACTTTAGGCGTTCCATGGATTGAACAAGTGTTTGTGCGCAATCCGGATTTAGGCGTTATTCGCGCATTGCTTGTGCGCGAAATAGCAAATACTTCTGGCGTCTTAGAAGTGCGCTCGTTAGAATTGACCCTGACTGCGGGCCGTGAACTATCGTTCACATGGTCCGCGCTTGTCCTAGCAGACAATGGTGAATCTGTGTTTACGGATTCGTCATTAGTTGACTTCGACAATGGCGAACTTCAATTCATAATCGAGCCTTTAGGTGTAATCTGATGTTTGGTGTAACAAGTGCAGGGTTCGTTTTAAAGCGACTTGACGACATCAGGGCCGCAATGCGGGACGGCTTTGTTGCCCTGTTCGGCGCGTCGCTAAACATCAATTCCGATAGCGTTGCCATGAATCTAGTCGATGTCTTCGCGGGTCAAACGTCTACGATATGGGAAGGAATGGCGCTTAGTTACTCCGCGTTCGACCCGGATTCAGCGTATGGTGAAGGGCTGGATAACCTAGCTGCAATATCGGGATTAACGCGCAAAGACGCAACGCCTAGCGTAGGCACAATTAGGTTTGTAGGCACTCCGGGCGTATCGATTCCGGAAGGAACGGTTTGCAGAAGCGTATCGCTTGACCTATTCGTTAGCACAACGGATGCAGCGGTTATAGGCGGAAGCGGGACGGTTGACGTTCCCGCTTCTGCGCTGCTTAACGGGCCGTTCGCGTTCGGCGCGAATACAGTGCAAAGTTTGGTTAGCGCCATTCTAGGCATTGCTAGCCTGACAAATCCAGCGAGTTTTACAGCGGGCCGTAATGTCGAATCTGATGAAGGGCTAAGAGCCCGTCGAGAAGCATCCTTGCAAGCGGGCGGAAGCGCGGTTGACCGGGCTATTGCGGCCCGACTGCGGGCCGTTCCGGGCGTCCTGCAAGCCTTCGTTTACTCTAACCGAACAAGCGCAACGGACGCTTTTGGTTTCCCGCCCAAAAGCCTTAATGCGGTCATATGGCCCGCAAGCGCAGATGTCGATTATCGGGCAAGCCTTGCGTTAGTGCTAGATAGACATGCGCCCGCAGGAATCGGGTTCAGCGGCGCGGTTGTATTAACGGTTGTAGACGAATACAGTTACGCGAATGAGATTGCTTTCCGTTTCGCCAATCCGGTTGCCATTTACCTGCAAGCAGACTTGACAGTAACAGGCGATTATCCACTTGATGGGGATACGCAAATCAAAGATAAGATGGTAGCGCTGGTCAACACGTTGCAAGTAGGCGATGACGTTAGGCCCGTCAATCTATACAGTTCTATTGCTGGCGTTGCAGGCATTCAAAACGTTGTCATAACGCTCAAAGCGGGTTCCGCGCCTAATGCATCTGATTTGTCTGCGGTTGTAATCGACAGATTATCGATTGCGCAAGCAGATGTCACTAACGTTGTAGTAAACACAAGCCCGGTTTAACATGTTTAACCTGAATGACGACATAGTTGCGCAAGGCTTGGCGGAACTGCTTAGTCAGTTTTCCGGGTCAACGCGCTTGCGCGGTGTTGCGCAAGTGTTCTTAAACGAACTGCTAAAGGTTGAACTCGCTACTTATGACCTTTACCAGATGCGAACGCTTGATAGTGCGCAGGGCGAGCAACTGGACATATACGGTAAGATTGTAGACGAACCCCGTGAAGGTTTAGACGACTTTGAATATCGTCGATTCCTAAACGTACGCTTGCTTGTCCTGAACGCGCAGGGTGAAGCGGGCCGCTTGCGGCGCATTGTAGCCCTTGCGGCGCAAGCGGTTGACGTTCAGTATACAAACGAACCGCCCGCGTCCTATGCGTTGACGTACACGGTTGCAGCGCCGTTGACAGACGCGGTTCGCGCGCGCATTCTGCGGGCGGTAGAAGCTGCAACCGCGTCTGGTGTGGGCTTCAGAATTGCGGAAGCAATCGCAACTGTATATTTCGGATGCGACGAAGATTCAGAAGCGCTAGGCTTCGACGATGGTGAACTTGCAGAAGAATTAGGATAAAGAAAATGGCAATTGGAGATAAGCCCGCAGACGTTCCGGAATGGGCAAGCGGCGCTAACGCAGACATCCTGATTCCTGATGCAGGCAAGCGCGCATTAGGTTACAGTTATCGGGAAAAGCCCGGTAGAAAAGTCCTGAATTGGCTTTTAAACTTGACTTATCAATGGTTCGCTTTCCTGACTACGCGCTTTAATGCGCTAGGTTGGCTATCGTTAGGTGCGGCAACCGCGCATATTGCGGCTATTGACCGTTCAGGGGTGATTGACTTCACTGCGGACGGTAGTGCTACAACCCTCATGACTGCGACAATAACGCGAGGTCGCGCAGAATTGAGGGTTGGACAAGAGTTGTCTGACACTGAGGGCGCCGTACTTACCGCTGCACTCAAAGGTTCGGGACTTGCAGCGGAAATCTTGCAGGTGTCTTCAGTAGACGCGGCAAAGCGCATAGGTGTTAGTGCAGGCGCTTTCAAGCCGCTTGCAGTAGGCGCTGCGTCTGCCGACTACAAAGACACGGCGTTCCCTTTAGCGCAATCTTTGTACCTAGACAACACGCCGAAGATTGTTGCGCAATTGCTGATTAGCGCAACAGGCACCACATACGATACGGTAGCGGTTGCGGGCGGTTACAACATAACCAGTGCTAGCATCGTTCTCACGACACCTAGGACTATTAACGTTGTTGCATCTGATACATGGGGTGGTCAATATCTGCTGTTCAACGTAGCGCCGCAACCGGGCGGAACGTTGCCGTTTCCGGCCATCTTTGCAGCAACGGGCTTGACTGCAATTACTGCTATCGCGTGGAACGGAAGCGCATGGGTAGACCTGTTTAGTTCGGGCCTAGCTGCAACGCTAGGCGGACCATTGCGCGTCAACATCGTAGGATTCTAACATGACGACAACTGCAACACTTCGTGAGATTCAAACCCTCATAGGCGGGCGTAACACAGTCCCGCTTGAGTTGGCGGCGCTGAACGCGCCTAACGGGCCGCCAAGCGGACAGCAAGCGGGCTATGAGGTCCGCAATGTGATTAACGCTTTTGCAGGCGTTGAACTGCAAAAGACTCCGGGCCGCGTAGAAGCCGTTATAACGGTTGGTCTAGTTGCAGACGCGGTTCTCTACACAATCGACTTCAATAGCATTGGTGCGGTTAGTTATACTGCGGGCGTATCGGATGACGCTAACAGCGTTGCCGCTGGTTTGGTAACGAACGCGGGTTCCACCTTTGCCGCAGTTGGAACGCTTGCAGCGGGAACGGGCGGAACCTTCGTCATGTTAGGCGTTAACGCAACCTCATACACCGTAGCAGTAACAGCGGGCGTGGGCGGTTCGATTAACTTTGTGCGCGAAGCTACAAGCGTTGTCTGGCGCAAGTGGTACAAGTTGAAAAGCGCCGCTGCGTGGTACGAAGTGCTAGATTCCGAAAGGACGACAACGCGCAACGAAAATGAGCGCCATGTGGTAGCGGGCTTAGACCGCTTTTATATCGAAGTCGTCACTACTGACGGCGCGGTGAAACCAGCGTTCGCGCGATGCGACCCGGAATAAAAAATGCCTAATAACAAGATTATAGGCGGTAGAAGTGTGGGCGGGCCTAAAGCGCCTGAACCGCCCGCAGTTGAGGGCTTCACGGTTTCGGAATCGTTTGGTGCACCAGTCGCATCGGCTATAGATGCAGGGCTAGACTTAACAGCGGTTGACGCAAACACATTTGTTGTGTCGCCTACGCTACCATAAGGCTAAAGATATGTCGGCAACACTCCCAATCGCTTGCCTTTGCAGGACGGCCGCAAGCACAAGCGTCAGTAACGTCCTTAAAGTCATACACGATTATATCGTGTCTAACGGTGCAGGTGTCTGGTCTATCACAAATCTTGTAGGCGGTGTAACACCGTCAAGTTTCACAATAAACAATTCCGTAGGTTTTCAAATAAACCTAAGAACATCTGCGAATACTATATTAGGACTTTTGGCGAAAGCGGGTGGAATTTTAAATAGTGCGGTTCCGGGCGTTGTCGCTAATGCTATGACTGAAGTAGTATACCTGAATACAGCCGCCGCCGGGTTCAGTCCTAGGCTGAACATAGCACTATACGAAACATCTCTAGTGGTGCTAGCACAACACACAACCTTTTCATATTTTGTTAGTGCTTTCTTCGCGGGTAGGGGCAGAAGCATACGCGGCAACAGACGGTTTTTTCAACTTGCCAACATTCCTGATAGTAGCGCACTTGGAATGTCCGCAGGATGGTTTACAACCATCACGGCACCCGGCGCCGCTAGCCGCCCTTCTCGCGTGGAATACGGGAATGGAGAAGCGAACATAACGTTCATGCAGCCTGCAAGCCGAACAGTGCCCTACGATGCACCGGGCGATAGGATAGGCGCAATTATTCTATCTGCTCGCCCGGTTGAAAGCACGCCTAGTGCTAACGGAATACCATGCACCACAATCGATGAATTGGGCTTCGACGCTAAACAAAAAGTTTCGCCACTTGCGCTACTTCCTAGCATTTCAGATAATCAGGCTTGGTTGTATGTCAACAATGCCGCCACGGCAACGGACATGGTTATCTTATGGAACAAGACAGTTGACCCGGCATTGCCAACATAAGGAATCGACATGCTAGAAAAGATATGGTCGCTAATAGACGATGCTCATGAACGCGCGGCGCTAGGTCTTTTTGCTAGCGCATGGTTTTTACGGCTATACGCGGGCTTTGACGATTGGGCTACGGTTGCGATGTTCGGGCTTGCCGCAGTCACGTTAGTTGGACAGCAACGCTACGCGGGCCTAAGCGTAGGCCCGCAGGGTTTTAGCGTTGCGTCGATAGAAGCTGAAACTACGGTTGTCGTCAAAAGCGATAACCCGCTACAAAATGAGACAGCAGAATGAGCGAAGACAAATCGGATAAGCCCGCTGTTTCGGCAATGCAGCAAGTCGCGTTGTCACTGATTCCCGCGCTCATTATCGGGATGGGAAGTTCTTATCTAACCGCACAGGTCACCCTTGCGAAGTTTGAAACAGAACAAGCGGGACAAAGCGCGCGACTTGTTAGGGTAGAATCCGAAAACTTCAACATGCGACAATCGCTAAATGAAGCGGTGTCTGAACTGCGGGTTCTAAATGAGCGCATCAAGCAAATCGACAGTGTGTCTTCGTCACAACAAAGGTTAGAAAGCAAGGTTGACGCCTTGCTGGTTCAACCTAATTATGCGCCGCGTCGTTAAAGGCTTGCTAAAGGGGATACCATGCCAGACATCCTATTTTCCGCGTTAACTGGATTCGGCGCATTCGCGCTAGTGTTTTCGTTGACTTTGTACGCGCTTGCCAAGCGGTCGTTCACTGATGCGAAAGATGCGAAGCCCACACCTAATGTCGAATCCAAATCGATAGAACAAACCCGCGTCGAACTGACGCGCGAAGCCCGGATTGAACTAACCAATGAACCCGCGCCTGCACCTGCAATTAGTGATGTCGATTTGCCTAGCGTCATTGTTGACCTTGACAGACGCGCGGCCCGCATCCGCACAAAGCCCGGTGAAGATTGAAGGCGTCGCTTGCGAAGTCTGCGTGTCTAAGCGCGTAGTGGAGCAATGCAGCGCAGACGCTATCGAAGGCGACAGATGTCGCGCGGATGTCAACCGCGCCTATGTGCGGCTAGAGATTTGCGACGCGACAACTGCGGACTGTGCGGCGCGTGTGAAGGCGCTTTCAAAGGACTTAGCCGCTATGCAAGCGCAAGCGGCTAACCGGACATCCGCAACCCGCGCGTTCATATACGGCGCGGGTAGCGGTGTTGTCCTGACTTTGGCTACAATCCTCATAATCGCATTAGCTCGATAGGGCTACGCGGCCCGGTCCACTACAAGGAACGGGCCTTTCTTATATATTCTGACGCGGCGCGCCCGTCTACCAGCCGCTCATTCTCTATCTGCTCATACGCGCGCAAGGCTATACCCAAAGCGTCTAGCGCATTGTGCGCTAGGCCCGGTGGTGTCTCGTTAGCGGTTAGTTGTCTGCAAACAACCAAATAGTCAAGTAACTTGTCCGGGTCATTGTCGAACAAGTCCGCGACAAGAACCGCGCGCGCATGTCCGGACAAGTTCTTAATTCTGCGCGGATGATCTATCCGCTTCGGGACTTGCCCTTTCCATTCTTCGGGCTTGAACATCAACGGCGCAACTCCCATACGGCCCGCAATAGCGCCGACAACACTCGCAAGTTCTAACAAGTCATCCGCGTTAACTTCCCTTTTAGCACTGCGCACAACCATGCGTTCAGATGCCAAGTAAACATCAAGATTATCGTATGCGTAGCGAATCGACAAATTACATTCGATTGTAGTTAGGACGTATTGAAAGACTTTATCCGCTATGGCAAGCCAAGCGAAGCCGCCCCGTCCCGCTTCTGTGTTTTTGACGACTCTTAGCCCGTATAAAACACCATCAACCAATATGCACACACCACAATGGCGCAAACCCGGATCTAAGCCCACTATAACCTTAGACCCTAACTCTAATTCAGGACGCTTCATCTTACTATCCTTGCGTTGTTGCGCTTCGTTATGATTCCTGCTGCATCTTCGTTGCCCGCTTTGCGCAACTGTTCAGCTTCGTACCAATACACAGACCACACCCCTTCCTGCAATGTCGATTCTGCGTCCTTTGTCCACCTGTCCATAATTGCGGGTTCGCATAGAACGGGAACATCAGGCAACCAAATCGACATTTCCGATACCATCAAAGCGCACAGTGCCTTTGCCACTTTGTCCGCACAGTGTGCAGGCGCTTCAACGATAATTTCATCGTGAATAAACGCGACTGGACGAACCCCGAACAAGTCAGAATCCGGTTCCGCGTAACAAGCCTTGCAAACCGCCCATAAGGCGGCTTTAGCGCCGTCTGCTGCAAGCCCCTGAAAGAAGCTGTTTGCTGCATCAGTGAAGAAACATCCGCCTCGAACGCGCCCGGAACGCGGATGTTGAATGTTGCATAGTGATATAGTCTTGACAACTTCTGTCCCGTCCGGAAGCGTGATGATTTCATCACGAACAGGCGAAAGGAACGACGACACTAGTTGATGGTATTCGGGGCCTTCTGCCCAAAGCATTTTGAACGACCTAACCGCTAATGTTGCCTGTTCGTCTGTTAATGGTACGTTGTAACTTTTGCGAGCCGATTGCATCAGTTTCTTTTTGCCCATTCCTACGGGCAATCCGAAGTTTGCGGGCTTCGCAACGCTTCGGTATTTCTTCGCCAACACTTTGGCGGGTTGCCCGTGGACGCCCGCAAGCGCCGCGTTGAAGTAATCATATTCCCATTCCACCATGACTGCACCTAACGCAGCGTGAAGGTCTTTACCTTCACGCAAGGCCCGCGCCATGTTGGAATCCAAGCCTAAATCTATACATGCTTGCGCCCAACTGCGCAGTTCAAGCGTCGAATAGTCTGCGCTGATGTACAAATTGCCTTCGCGCGGAACGAAACATTCACGTTCACCGCCGCCGCGCGGGAAGTTCTGGACGTTCGGCTTGCGACTTGAACACCGCCCGGACCGCACAAAAGGATTATAGCCCGGGCATACGGGCGTATTGCCCGCAGTGACCATGACTTCTAGGTAAGTTGACAGCCTTTTGTTGAGGCCCTTGTATTCAACTAGCAGCTCAATCTCTACTGATTCGATTTCTTCTAGGACATCAACGCCCGTAGTGATTTGCCCTGTCTGCGTTAATGGCAAGGCAATACCCGCGTCGCGTACCCACGCTGAAACCAGCGCCGCGTTTTGTCGAGTGTTGTTCCACGTCAACGCTTTCTTGCGCACGCCAGACGCCACTAGCGCATCTTGTTCGGCTTCGTATTTCTCGCGCGCGGCATCAACCTTGCTCGCTACAATCGCCCTTTGTGCGGGCGTCGCGTCGAACGTCAAAGCACTTAACACCGTTTCTTTCACAAGTTTAGTGTCTTCTGTCCCGTCCACGCGTAAGAATCCAACTTCCTTTAACCTCAACGCAAGGGCGTTGCTTCGAGCTGTCAAAGAGTGCGCCAACTCAGTTGCAGCGTTGTTGTCGATTCTCATTCCCCAAACGGACATCAGTTGCAGCGCTAGCGCCGCGCGCGTCTGGTGCGCTTCGTTGACGACATCGCCTGAATCCCTAACAACATCGCAACTTCTACCGCCCGCCCACACTGTCAACGGGCGCGCTTGCGCTAAGGCTACGGACAGTGTAGCCGAAGCATCATCTAGGGCGTATGCAACGGCTTCTGCGGGCCATTGCTCAACGGGCAAGTGCGCTAGCTCATTATAGCGCAAGCGCCAAGCGTCGATTCCTTTCTTGCCGCTTGACATGTCGATTTTAAAATGGCGCTTGAAAAGTTCGGCAAGGTTGTAGCCTGCACCTTCACCCAAACGACCGCGCGCGTTGTCGATTAACATTTGGCGGATTTGAGTGTCTAGTACACGGCCCGCGTCGTACTTGGAAAAAAGTGCAGGCGTTGACTCCGGGCATTCGTTCAGCATGACTGCAACGTCATATGCTGTGTTGTGACCAATCAGTGTGACTTCGGGGTTAGACACCGTTTCGTTCCACCAAACGCGGGCGTCAACCGCGCCAAGAATACCGGGCTTCTGCCCTTTTTCAGCGTAGGTTAGGCAAACCATAGGCGGCGCTTTCAAACTGTTACTGAACGTGTAGGTTTCGCAATCGAAAGCTATTAGGCGGGTAGTCATTTCTTTTCCTTTGTTCGTTATAGTAGAACAGCGCGCCCTTTCTTTCGGGGCGCGCTGTTCAAGCGCCATTTAATAAATGTGTTGGTGAGTTTAGGGCTTGTCTCTAATTCTGTTCACAAGGCAACCTTGTACGAGATTCGGCATTTATCGCCTACTGTTTAGGTGACTTCGCGCTTAGTCTATCCGCGCGAAGTGCTCAGAATGGAACATCATCATCTTCGACAAGCGCGCCGTTAGGGTCGCCATAGTAATCGAGGATTGCTTGTGTCATGTCAGACTTCGCGTTAAGCGAGACAAAGGACGGGTAACTTGTGCGGCCGCCATCTTCGGTTGCAGGCGACCAAAGAGGGTTAAAGAACACCTTGCCTTCGTGCCTAGAACCTTCCTTGCCCTTTGAGGGCGTAATATCGCAGAACAACTTGCGACCCTTGTAGCGCGCGCCGTCATCCTTCGACAGCTTGTCTGGGAACGACAGTGTGACAATTGGCAAAACTTTTCCCGCTTGCGGGA